AATAAAAAATCTGAGTATTGGGATAAGTTTGGCAATCCTAATAATGTATCTATATTACAAGAAACTCAAGCTTTTTCTCCAGAATTATGTGGAGATCCATTTTATGTTTCAGACGCTTCGTATGTTTCAGAGTCAAGATCTTCTGTATCAAGAACCAGTTCTGGAGGAATGCAGACTAAGACCCGTATTAATAGAGCAGCCGTTTCAGAAACTATAGATCGTTTTAGTAGCATCCGAAAGGGTATGCTTCCTTATCATTACGCCTCAGACGGTGTTCATGTCAGAGATGCAATTGAACTTTGCCAAAAAGCATATGCAAATGTTGCTGTTTTTAGAAACGCAATTGATATTATGTCTGAATTTGCCAATACAGATATTTTTCTAGAAGGTGGGACATCTAAAAGTAGAGAATTTTTTGAAGATTGGTTTAAAAAAATTAATATTTGGAATTTAAAAGACCAGTATTTTAGAGAATACTATAGAAGCGGAAATGTTTTCTTATATCGCGTTGATGGTAAATTTACTATTAATGATTTTATGAAATTATCTTCTTCTGGCACTCCAGAAAGTAAAATTATTAATCAAATACCAGTAAGATATATTTTATTAAATCCTTTCGATGTCGTGGCTAAAAGAACTTCAACTTTTGCTGTTGGGGCATTTGAGAAAATTCTTTCAGAATATGAAATGGCTAGATTACAAAATCCAGTAACCGAAGAGGATAGAGATATATTTAACGGCTTAGATAAAGATGTTCAAGAAGCCATTAAAAAAGGAACTTATTATAAAGATGGATTAAAAATTAAAATTGATCCAAAAAAACTTTCATATTCGTTTTATAAAAAGCAAGATTATGAGCCATTTGCAATTCCATTTGGTTATCCAGTCTTAGAGGATATTAATGCAAAGCTTGAGCTTAAAAAGATGGATCAAGCTATCACAAGAACTGTCGAGAATGTGGTTCTATTAATCACTATGGGCGCAGAACCAGATAAAGGTGGAATCAATCCACAAAATCTAAATGCCATGCAGACCTTGTTCAAAAACGAAAGCGTTGGCAGAGTTCTTATCTCCGATTACACAACCAAAGCGGACTTTATTATTCCCGATCTTAATAAAGTATTAGGAAAAGAAAAATATGCAATTTTAAACGAAGATATTAAGCAAGGACTTCAAAATATTGTTGTTGGCGAAGAAAAATATAGCGCAACAGAAGTAAAAGCTCAAATCTTTACTGATAGATTAAAAGAATCTAGATACGCTTTCTTAAATGATTTCTTACAAAAAGAAATTAAAAGAATTTCTATTGATTTGGGCTTTAGATCATATCCAACTGCCACATTTAAGGATATTGACATGAGAGATGAGACGCAGTTAATGAGGGCGGCTACAAGATTAATTGAATTAGGTGTATTAACTCCGCAACAAGGTCTTGAGATGTTCCATAATGGAAAATTTCCAACAGCAGACGAACTTACCCCTGCTCAAGAGACTTATATTGAAGAGAGAAAGAAGGGTTACTATAACCCCATTGTTGGAGGAGTTCCTGTCATTCCAGCACCTGCTCCTAAATTACCAAAAGGTGGAGGTATCGGTGCTTCTGCTCCTGCTCTTAATAAAACAGCAAAGGTAGCTGGTCGCCCAGCAGGAACAACTGGCATTCCCATTACAAAAGCATCTTATTCTAGAAAAGGAATTCAAAATACTGTTTATGAAATCGAAAAAGTAAGATCTTCTGCGAAGCAATTATTAAAAGATTCATTGAATATTAAAAAATTTAGTAAACTACAAGAACAAATGTTAGATAAATTATGTGAAGCAGTAGTATGTTCCGCTAATTTAGAAAATTGGAACGAACAGTTAATTTCTTGTGTAAACAATTTCGAAAATATTGAATCGTTGGGCATAATGGATGATATTTTAGATATTTCCAGTGATCATCAATTAGATAATTATTCATCAGCAATCTTATACCATAGTAAATCAAATGAAAATTGAACCAAACGAAATCGAATTACCATTAGTTAAAACTGTTATTATCAATAACGGAGAAACAGAAGTCTCACTCTCCTCAATGGACGAAAAGGAGTCTGGAGTTTATAAATCTTATATGAGTTCCTGCGCTATGGACGATAAGATGTTTGTCGATACAGCTGGAATGGATAAAAAGCAAACCATGACTACCTGTGCTGGCAACTATCCTAAAATGCAGAAAATGCTCGCTGAAGAATGTCCTTCTGGTGGACTCACTCCAGCTCAAAAAAAGTTACCTCCAGCTTTACAAGAAGCTATTTTGAAAAAGATGGGAAAAAAGTAATTTAAAATGGATTACAAATATACCACTACTTTTGAGGCTTTTATTAATCCTTGCGAAATAAATGAAAATTCATTTATCTCAAACGCATCGTTAGATAACCTTGAATCTTTAATTCCTCAAGGAATAGATTATAAACAAAATATTGATTTAATTGGTGTGTCATTTAATGCCGCAGTTGTTAATATGTTTAATAAAAATGGCGATGGAATGGATACAGAAACGGCTTTAGCTTTTACTAAAAATTTCTTACATAAGCCAACTAATATTGAACATAATAAACAAAAGATAGTTGGTCATATTGCAAGTGCTGGATTTAGCGATTATTCTACCAATGAGATATTAGACGCAGAAGATTTAAAAGGAGAAACTAAGCCATTCAATATAGCCTTGGGTGCTGTTGTTTATCGTTCTGCCAATAAAGATTTTGTTGATTTAATTGAAAGATCAGCCGATCCTAATGACGCTTATTATCAAAAAATTTCCACAAGTTGGGAAGTTGGTTTTACTGATTACGATATCGCATTAGGCAGCACAAATTTAAACGATGCCAAAATAATTTCCGACCCAAAACAAATAGAGGAGCTTAAAACCTGCTTAAAAGTTTATGGGGGAACTGGTAAGACAAAAGATGGAGTTAATATTTTCAGATTAATCAAAGGAAAAATTTATCCATTGGGTATCGGTTTTACTGCAAGTCCAGCTGCGAATGTAAAAGGCATCTATATGAAAGATAGCGAACCTACAAACGTCACAATTGTAGATAAAAGAGATAAAGAATTAAAAAAAGTTTCACAAAGTGGAATTATTGATGTAACAAATAAAAAGAAAATTACTATGGAATTAGAAAACGTTATTTCCGAATTGAAGACTCTTCTTATTGAAAAGAAATTTTCAGAAGAAGCCGTAGCATCTATGACCAGCACATTTGCTGAAGCAATCAAGCAGAAGGATGAAGAGTATCGCAATGATATCGAATCAGCCAGATCAGAAAAAGAAGCTATTGCGAGAGAACATGCAGAACTCAAGGATTCGGTTGATTCCGTCAAATCACAATTAGTTGAAGCTCTAGATAAAATTCAATCTTTCGAAGCGAATCAAAAAGCCCAAGAAGCTATTGCATCATTTAATGAGCGCATGGACGTTATCGATCAAAAGTATGCTCTTGAAGATTCTGATCGTGAATTTCTTGCGTCAGAACTTAAAGATCTTGAATTGACAGAAGAAGCTTTCGCTTCGTTCCAAAATAAATTATCCGTTCTTTGGAAATCAAAAGACAAAGAAATCAAAGCAGCCTTTGAAGCTGAAATCCAAGCTCGCATCAATGCTGAAGTTGAAAAAAGAATTCAAAAAATCTCAACAGCTTCCTCAGAAAAAGAACCAGACGAAAATGAAGAAGAAGCTCCTTCTACAGAAGAAATTCTTGATAACGTCGAATCTTCGGAAGCAGGAATCTCCTCTTCCAATGAACAATCTTCCCGCGAAACACAATCGCTCCGTGAAAAGTTTTCTGGAGCATTTAAGCGTGAAAATATCACAATCTCATAAAATCTAAAACAATCTAAAACAATAAAATTATGGCACTTCGTATTTTACCATTCAGACAATATGATGACAATGATGTCATCAACATGTTCGCCCTTCAAAGCGCATATGTCAATTCATCGACAACAGTATCATCTTTTGGTGACGCTGGTGTATTCGTTACCACAGCTGTGGGAGACTTCAACTTAGACCCAATCACTTATGCTACCGATTCGTATCTTGGCAAAACTGATTATCCATTCGTTGGAGCAAATCAATATCCAAGCGTTTCCTTGAAGATCAAGCCAGCCACTAGTGGTGATGGACTTCTTGGCATTACTCTTCGTCAAACCGCTCAAACAGACGAGAATGGAGAAAAGCTTCTCTATTACCCACAAAAGGCTGAAGAGCTTCAGTGTGTTCTTCCTGGACAATCAGTTCCAGTTGCAACTAGAGGTGTTTTCACACTTACTTCTGGCGCATTTAATGGCACATTAACAGTTGGTGGCGGCGTTAAGCTTGCATCTGGCGTTAGTGGAACCGTTACAGGTTGCGCTATTTCCGATGCAGCCCGTGTCGGACTTGTTGTCGGCACTGGATCACGTTCGTCGAGTACAACCACAGACCAATTTGCTGGCACATATGCTGTCATCGCTCTTGGACTTTAATCTTAACAATCAACAATAATTTATGAAAATTACTTTAAAAAGAACTCCTGAACAAGTCGAGCTTATCAAAGCTATGGCATCTAAGAATCGCGCAGTTGCTTATGAAGCTCAAGTTGCATTGGCCGAATTTATCGGTCCAGTGTTAGCCGAAGTCATTAACAATGCTCCTAGTCTTAGTAACCTCTTCACTACTCTTCAATTCAATGCCGATGATAATCCAAGCATCCCGCTTGATCTTTATTATGACATCTCTGATGAAGATTATATCACAGTCTACAGCCAATCGGTTGCTGGTGGTCTTCCACAAAACCAAGTCTTGCCAACAGCTTCAGAAATGAAGATTGCAACTTACTCTCTCGATTCTGCTCTCAGCTTCGATAGACGTTACGCTGCAAAAAGCCGCATGGACGTTGTTAGCAAAACCTTCACCCGTATGGCTCAAGAAATTCTCTTGAAGCAAGAGAAGACTTCTGCTAACCTTATCCTCACAGCCCTCGCTAACGCGCAAACCAATGGCAAGAATCACATTCTTACTGCTGGAACCAATGGTCGTTTCTTGCTTGACGATTTAAATAGACTTTTCACTCTTGCTAAGAGAATTAATACTTCTTTCAGCGGTGGAACTCCTACCAATCGTGCAAGCCGTGGTATCACAGATCTTCTTGTGTCACCAGAACTTGTCCAAGAGCTTCGCTCAATGGCCTATAACCCAATTAATACAAAGGGTTCTGCTGTTGCTGGAACTGCTGCTGGTAACAACAATGGTATCGCTGCTCCTGAGTCGATGAGAACAGACATCTATAACTCCGCAGGTATTCCTGAGTTTTATGGTGTTTCGATCATGGAAATGAATGAGCTTGGTGCTGGACAAAAGTTTAATACCGTTTTCAACGGCGTTAAGGGTTCAACTTATTCCTCATTCAATGCAGCTACTCAAGAAATCCTCATTGGTCTTGATCGTTCACGCGAATCGCTTATCCGTGCAGTTGCTACTGACGCAGATAGCGGCAGCGAGTTCACTCTTACTGCTGATGACCAATACAGCATTCGCCAAAACAAGATCGGCTATTTCGGCTCTCTTGAAGAAGGCCGTATGGTCCTTGACAACCGCGCCCTTGTTGGTGTGATTGCTTCAGGCATCTCTGCTTAATATATAGTTTAAATTAGGGCTACTCCTTCGGGGGTAGCCCTTTTTTATTGTAATTATTAATTTTTTGCAGTATAATATAGTATGGCTAAAATTAAAGCAAAAACTATGGATACATCTATTGGTCAAATTACTGAACCAAAAGTAGAAAAAACTATTCTTCAACAAATAGAAGAAATGAAAGCATCTGGGCAAACAAATACTCAAGAATTTAAACAAAAAACAAAAGAATTGGAAGTAATGTTGGGCATTGATACTATCAACCCATTCGGAACTAATGAACTAGATATCTTTGAAGATCATCTGCGCGAAATTACTTATGCAGATATGAAGAAGTTGGCGGAAAGAGTGGGGATTAATTCTAATTATGATAGATCGTCATTAAAAACTATTTTAATTAAAGAATTTAAATCAGTAAACAAGAATAATAGAAGAAATATTATTCCAAATTCACTACAGAGCGTACAGTTAGATCCTAAGAATCCAGATCATGCAGCCTTGCTTAAAATCTTAGGCGAATTTTAATTTTTAGTGTAAAATAAAGCATGAATACCTTTGGTGCTATGGCTTCTGAAATATACTCTTTCGAATTCGATGGAGATTCGACAATAACTAGTATTTCAGCAATTAGTGGCTGGCTTCAGACAAATTTAGGAAAATTAAATACAGTTATTTATTCTAATTTTACTGGAGACGGTTCAGATATCCCTATAGAGGCTCAAGCTATTCACAAAGAGCTTTATTTATATGGTTATTATACAAAGCAAACTAGAAACGCTTTAAGAGGTATTATTAATTCAAATACATCATCAGATGGATCTAATATACTATCAGTCAAAGATGCTGATAGTATGGTTACTTTCGTTAATAAGAATGAAGTGTCAAAAGTTTATAGAGGATTAGCTTCGGATTCAAAAATAACTTTAGACAAATTAGTCGCT